CCATAACACTGCCAGTAATGTTCCCTAAGAGGTAGGTAGTCGGCTTGGCTTCGCCATACGTGGTTTCATATTTCTGATGATTTTTCACTATATAGGGTTATATATATTTATATATTACTTTACTTCTTCAAATGTACAACAGTCTAAATGACTCTCCTTTATACCAAACTCACTAGTACCTACTGTTATCATTAGATTATCTCCTAGTCTACTATGTACCTTTACATTTTCTCCAATTATAAACCCTTTCTCCATTAATGTTAGTACAGTACATATATCACAACCTTGGCAATCTGTATGCTGCTGTATATTTAAAAGCTTATATACCTTACCTACCTCAATCATTAGATTATAGAACTCTTTGATGAACCAAACACTGTCAAAGATATACGTGTACCTTGTTGTATCTTAGGAAGGTTGTGTAGAGTGTAAGAGTCAAATACACCTTCTAAGGTATCTACTCCATTAACTTTAAGCATAGTCTTACATTCAGAGGCCTTTAACTCGCAGACATAAGCCCATTTCCTTCTAAAGTTACTATCCATATGTTCGTCAAAGAAGTCTCCTTCATCCCAGGTATGTATATGGTATACGTCATACTCGGTATCTGGAGATATTAAATCATATGAGTATATATGTTCTTTTAACTCATTATGGAAGGGTACATTCTTATAATATATGTTTGTGTACCTATACCTCCTATCTGGCCAATCATAGGATTCCTCTTCTATGGCTCTATTCTGTATAAACCAATCCTTAAATTCTTGTTTCATGTTTCCTATAGTACTTTTTACCTAAATTTGAATTATTCGCGTGGGAAATTTTTTCAAAATTTTTAGTTATATAGCTGCCCTACTTACCGTTCCCCTTTTATACCCCAAGTATAGTCCATATAAGTATTCCGATTCTAGTGTTTTTCTTTCATGAGGTACAACTCCTCCTTCAAAGAAGTATCCGTCACCTACTCCTAAAGTAATCTTTGTAGGTTCTTCATTATAGAATATGAGTAATGGATTCTCTAAAGTATCTGATTGACCTAACATAATACTTAACGCAAAATCTGCGCGGCCGTCTATATGTTTCCTTAACACATTCCCTTTCTTATACTTTCTTATCCACCCTTGATACGGAGTTAACTCAACACCTACCCTTTCCTGTAAGAATGGTTTTAAATTTCTACATAAATCCATAGCTTTAGGCCAATTATGTAGTATTTGAGAGTTATCTACCTGTCTATCTCTGTAGTTTCCTTGAGAGTTAAAGTAGTCGATGAAGTCTTTACACTCTTTTTGAGTAAGTAAATTGTTAAATCTCATATGATTGAAGTATTATTAGTAATTTTATCTAAAATATACTTATACATATCTTCATGACCTTTCCAAGACCAGTGTAGATTCTGGGTTTTTCCGTTAGTAGCCTCGGTTATTGTTTCGAATTTACTAGCTGGATACCAAAAATCAGTATGTTTCCAGTAGTATGTACGTACTTTTCTCCTATTTAACTCTTTTAAGAGTTTTTCTACCATATTTTGATAAAAGTTTAAATAAAATTCTTCTTTAGGCAGTATTTCGTGGTATATGTAATCAAGTATGTACCTTGAATTGCCTTGTTTATAATTAAAGTACGGGTCGTTAATAGTATTAACTCTCTCGCCCGCTTCGTTAAAGTTATGTATTCGTACAGGTCTAGTATCGCTAATAATAACTATATCGTTAGATTTAATACTTTCAAGGTTATTAATGAGAGAGTTGATGATCCCTATATTAGATTCTCCACCGTTTGCGGTATTGCGTTCAATTAATTTAAGTTCGGATGAAAGCTTAGTAGTCCATCTGAGTTTAGGTTTATTGTAATCTAATTGAAAATAGTCATCATCTGGATGACATCCATTACCTCTTGTAAAAGAGTCTCCAAAAAACCAACAACTATTTTTCATAATGTCAATGAACTCTGTGTTTTATATGTGGATCCCTTTATGGGTACGTATTAATCTACGGTCTGTTTCTGTAATTCCTCCCAGGCTCTTTCGTAAACCTCCTGTAATGACAATTTAGTAGGTAGTTTACGTAGTTCTCCTACTTGGTATAAGAGTTTTAACCTTAATCCTCTATCTTCTGCTTCTAATACTATCTCTTCTATTGCCATCTTATATACAAGATACGATTTATATCTCAGTATGCCAACTGTTTTTATAAGAAACTTGAGGAAATTTTTCGGCAAAATTTTTAGGTATATAGGGGTGTTATAGTCTATTTATAGTAAATTAATAAACAATAGGAATGTTATACGTATTTGGAGATAGTTATCCGGCAGGAGTATGTGAGAAAAAAGAAGATAAAGCTTATTATATTGAGAAAGCTTTCCCGGAGTTACTAAGTGCTACTCTCAAAATACCGGTATATAAAGAGGCATTTGGAGGTGCTTCTTGTATGGATACTATAAATGCATTGACTTCTAATATTCATAAGTTTAAAAAAGGAGATATAGTAATACTAGCGTTACCTCATTTTGATAGAATAAATCTCCCGGCAAATGCATATGCTAACTCAGCAGGTGCAGTTGTAGATAGGAGAAGAAGAGAGGGGGAGCCTAAGCGGAAAACTTTAGTCGGAGTACCGTTATATAATGCGGGGCTTCAGATACTTTCCGGTGATTATGAGGGAGCTGCTTGGTTTATAAAATTCCTTAAAACAGCGTTGACTCCGGAAGTCTACGGAGGAACAGAAAAAGGGTTTAAGTATTTTTTAAACTCACTAATAAAGGTTCATGTTGATTTGGGGTATGGGGCGTATGAAAACTATTCTAACTATTACATAGATTGGGCTACTAACCTCTCGACTTATTTCATAGAGAAGGATATAAACTACATTGTTTACACTTCTCACTGGTGGGCATATATAAAAAAGTTTGTAGCTAGTAGTTGTGAGTGTGGACACTGGGATGAAAGGGGACATACTTTGTTTAGTTCTTATTTAGAGGAGTTTTTAAAATCTTATAAACACGGGAATTTTCTAATGTTGCCTCCTGATATATCCTCTGTTCAGGAAAGGTACTTACTAGGAAATGGACCAAAGCAAATATAGTGAAACCAATGGACCCACATACTTTATTCTCAATCTTCGAACAAGGAGATGAAGAAGTATATATAGAACATGGAGTAAAAGATGTTCTAGACAATCCTTTTGTTTTAATGGGAATGATACTTAGAGGACTTGAGAACTTTGAGTTAATGGATATGATGTATAAAAGAAACTATCCAGAAGAGTATGAAAAGGTAAAGACTGTTATTAAATACAAATACTACAATAAACTATACATATACTTAACGAAGATAGATAGTACAAGTTTTAAAGATGAATACACAATAGGAGAAGCTTTTGATAGTGAAAATGTATATAAGGCTTTAGATGACTTAAGAGTGTATTACGAGACAATAGAAGAATACGAAAAATGTGCTGTCATAAAGAATTTTAGGGAACTTTTAATAGATAAAGTTGTTTCTTTAAAGTAATCTTCTTATCTTAAGGTATAATAATAAAGGTTATATCGACATGCAATCAAAATCACTCATTTATTCCTCAGATACCCGCAGGTTACTCTCCCAGGCTATCTACAGTTACCGTAATGATGTTACCGTATCTTACGATAGTGAAACCAGAAGACTACATATTTCTATACCACATATAGGAGATTACCATATAGATGGGTCTACTGACGTAGTTACTATAGAACATATACGTAGTATTATAGATAAGGAGGATGCTGAACGGGTAGGAAGGGATTTGCAAGGTATTCTTAACGAATTATCTGAAGTATATTTATAAATTTAAATAAAGGTTATGAAGAAAAACTCGGGTCAACTTTGCGCGTTCGTCGCGGCGGCGAAGCCGTTATTATTTTTACTATTAACAACTGCTTGCACACCGGATACTACACTTTCGACTACTTGTCCAACTGGAGATTGTACAGCTTTTATAGAATTTCCTGTAGAATCTGATGAAAATGGGTATTATCATGTAAAATTAGATTGGACTCGTGAGTACTTACCTTACTTTTCGGTAGATGCTTATGCAGATCCTACTTCTCCGGAATATCATTATAATAATTCACCTTTCGTAACAGCTAGGTTTGATTCTAATTTAGTCTGGACGATTGGAGATTCATTGGTCATGCCGGATTACTACTATAACCCTTTCGGTTCTAATAGAACTTCGTCGGGAACCATACTTCCTAGTGAACATATTGAGGTTTTATTGAGTCAATTTGCAGGAACTAAGGTAAATATTGCACAAAATACCGAAATATACTTCTCAGACCAGAAAAAAGGTAGATTACACACAAAAAGAATACTTGGACCTTTTCCTCCAGAGTCTATAGGTGATACAGTCACGGTTTATATGGAGGTATTTTGGGATGCAGGTATGGAATCTCTAGTTAAAAACCACTACAAACAAAAATTTATCGTAGAATAGTTGATTCTTTAAATTATTCTTCATAACTTCATATTATATAATAATAAAATATATATAAGTATATAAATATATAAAAATAATAATATAATTACAAGAAAATAATATATAAATAATATAATATTAATTAAATACTAAAAAAGGTTATCTATGTTACAAGCAGAACAAATTCAATCAAATTGGGACAAGCATATCAAGATTGTCAACCATTATATTACCGGAGAACGTAAAGAAAAGGTATTAGCAATGTTGGAAAAACTTTCCGATATCTATGTTATGGCTCCTGCTAGTGGTAAATCTTGGTACCACAATGCATTTGCCGGTGGATATGTAGACCATGTTAATAGAGTTGTTCAATATGCTGTTAAACAGAAGGATTTATACCAACAAATGGGAGGAACTGTTGATTTTACCGATGAAGAGTTGGTATTTGCTGCTTTATTCCATGATTTAGGTAAAATAGGTGATGGAGAGAAGCCAAATTACTTACCTCAAACTGATAAATGGAGACAAGATAAATTATCCGAGCAATACACACCTAACCCGGACCTTGACTTTATGTTGATACCGGACAGATCTCTATTTGTACTTCAGAAGTTTGGTATACAGGTTAATCAGAAAGAATTCTTAGGTATAAGACTACATGATGGGGTATTTGATGAAGCTAACAAAGCTTATTTCTTTAGTTATCAAGAGTCATCTAGACAAAAGACAGGATTAGTGTCTATTTTACATTCAGCAGACTTCTTAGCTTCTAAAGTAGAGTATGATATGTGGAAGTCTAATGGAGGTACATCTAAACCTAAAAGTGAAAAAGTAACCTCTACAACAGGTAAGCCAGTTAAAGCTTCAGAAGGGTTAACTAACATGTTAAAAAACTTATAACTATGACACAGTACATAATAATTGGAGTATTAGTTGTATTCTCCGGAATATTATCTTATATTATATTTAACCTATTAAGAAAAGTAGAGAAGTACGAGGATATCACTTTAGATCAAACCTCATACTTACAGAATATAGCGAACATAATAACAGAATCTCACAACCACCTTTCAACATTAGATGAAAATGGGGTATTTCAATCTGATGATGAGGTTGGAGAGTTCTTTAACCAAATGAAAGCAGTGCAGGCAGAACTGGATAAATATATGCTGCCCGAAAATTATGGCAAGGAAGAAATCCAAAGCTAACTACTTTACCTCAGAGACAGAAGAATATATTGTAAAATATAACGAATCTACCGATCACGAATACAGAGGAAAAATATTCACAGATCATATATATTTACCGTTTTATAAATTAGCGGAAAATATTATACATACATTTAAATTCTACTATACAGACGTAGAACAGATAGAAGACCTCAAACACGAGGTCGTTTCTGTTTTATTAGAACAGAAGATAGATAAGTTTGATCCAACGAATGGAGCCAAAGCTTATTCTTATTTCGGAACTATAGTAAAGAGGTGGTTAATTAACTACAACAATGTTAACTATAAAAGATTAAAACAAATTGGATCTTTCTCTGATATAGAAGAATCGTACGAAAACACAAATGATCCTGATGCACCTGGAATTAAAACGTTAAGTAATTTTGTAGATGAATGGGTAGATGAAATGTATAACGAGATTGATTATATGTTTACAAAACCAAACGAACTTAAGATAGCTGACGCCGTCTTAACCATATTTAAGACTAGAAATGATCTAGATATATTTAAGAAAAAAGCGTTATACATTTATATTAGAGAAATGACTGATTGTGAAACACCTCAGTTAACTAAAGTATTAAACGTCTTGAAAAGAAACTTCTACGATAAGTATCAGAAGTATTATGATCTAGGTCTACTTTCCCGAAAACCATTGTAACTCTATTTATAATAAAACTATAAACTATGAGTTTAGATAAAGAAATATTTAAAGGAAAGACTCTATCTGACC